GTGATATTGAAACCTCTACGGTAGATGCACTCACTACAAAGTTGATAGGCATAGCGAATAAAAAATAATTTTGATATTTATTAAAAATAATTTTGATAATAATAAAAACAGTTGTAATTTTATCTGAAATTAGATTAAGCACAGTAGTTCATTCATTTATTTATTCACCTTAAACAATTACATTATGGCAATTAAAATCATTCGTGAAGATGAACCCATGGGGGTTGACACACTGGTTGTGGTAATCTACGGAGAGCCCGGTATCGGCAAGACCTCACTTGCATTTACTTCCGATCATCCATTACTGGAAGATTATGACGATGGATTAAAGCGGTCCGTTGGTCGTAAGACTGCGGTTAAATTTGATCGTTGGACTGATGCCGCTGATTTCCACAGAGGCGCAGAATTTCTCGCACTCGCTCCCCGCACCCTTATCTTTGATACGGCCGGTACATTACTGGATAACTTCATGGCTCAGTATGTCGGTACAACCGATGCCAAGAATATCAGGGGTGGCGGTGAGTTAACCTTACAGGGATACGGCGCACTGAAAAACCTTTTCAAGCAATTCGTTGCAGAGATGAAAGGGAAAAAGATCAATTTAGTTTTCATTGCTCACACCGAAACAATGAAAGAGGGAGACAATGTAAAATTTCGCCCGAAAATGACCGGTGGTTCTTATGACATTCTCCTTGCGGAGGCTGATATGGTCGGGTATATGGAGAGCAAGAATAACAAGCGCACCATCTCCTTTTATCCATCCGACAGAACCGTTGGGAAAAACACAGCAGAATTCCCTACCATTGATGTTCCGCATTATACCGCTCCGGAGTACAAGACATTCCTTGCCGATCTCATTGAGCAAACGAAAGAAAAAATGTTGTTCATTAACGAAGCGCAACAGGAAGCCATTGAAAAGGTTGACAGATTCAGGGGAGAAATTGAGGCGTGTACTGATGTCTTTACCGAAATGCCGGCTTTACTGGCAGCGATCAATGAACTTTCTCCGGTTTACCGCACTCAGTTGTTATCCCTCTTTGATGGAGTGTACATGAGATTGTGGGATAACGAAGTCAATAAGGTGACCAAAGCAAAAGAGGCTCAGGGGTTACTGGTGGAGATCAATGCTACCCCGAAAAGTTATCTCGGCAAATTACAGGCAAAATTGTGGAAGCGGTGTCAGGATATATCCATTGGTTACGATAAGGCCACAAACCAATTTTTAGACGGTACCGCACCAGTAAAACCGGCACCTGATAAGAAGGCTCCCCCCAAGGCGCAGGGTTCGGGAGATGGCACTATTCCACTGGAATAGTGATTAACATTTCCGTTTCACCGTCAAAGGTTGAAAACTTCCGGAAATTTTATGACGAAGAACTCAAAGGTATTGTAACAGAGGAGGCGGTGGTGCAGTCAATCATGGGCACCACGCCATGGAAACCCGCAATGATCTTCGGAAGCGCCTTTCATAAAATTTTAGAGGTTGACGCCAGCCAGTTCTATAATCCTAAAACCGGATTGTATGTTGTTCAAGACGATCAAATGCCTGAACCTATCACTATGGTTCAATCCGAGGTCGATGTTGCGAACAAATACAGGGAGTCATATCCTCACATGATTCATGAGATTAAATGCCACTACCGTACGCTAATTGGCAAATACGATGTCAGGGTTAATATGAGAATAGACGGCATGAGTGGGATTGTAGTTCATGAAAAGAAAACAACCTCAAAGTCTCCCGAAGTCGGAAATTACGAACGATCAGTACAATGGAAATTCTACGCCCTGGCAACGGAGTGCAGGGTTATCCAGTACGATATATTTCAGATCAAAGAGTATAAGTCCGGACCGAGAGAGATCACACACATACCGTTTCAATTCTTTCCTTATGCTGAAATGAAAGGAGATGTTGACCGGTGGATTATGCACCTGATAAGGTTTGCGGAAGATCGTAATTTACTTGACTACCTGATTCCCAAATGGGATAACGAAGATCTATTCCCTGTATCAAATGAGACGATCTTCGGAACAACATAATTACGAATGGTTGTGTTACCGGATTATCGCAGCAGAGACCGGTGACACAACCTATTCCGTTTACACTGCATTCGTAAAACACTTTTTAAAAGAGGTTGACGAAAATGGAAAGGTTCACTACCGGAAACCTACCTCACTGGAAGATTGGGAGCATTCAATTTATATGCAACAAATTCATCACTTCATTGCTCAATTTTATCCTGATTTCGTTTGGCCTGAAAAGAATGACATTATGCAACCAGTATTAAAAAACATTGAATAATCTAAAATTACGATCATGAAAAAAGAAACGTTCATAAAAGCAAAAAAAATAATCACATTAATTGAGGACCTGAAAGAAATAACAAAGTCTCATTATTCGCAGGAAGATGGACTCAATATTGAGATTACTTCATATCAAAGGGGTCCAAAGAACTTTAATGTAAGTACCTCACATACCGTTTACGGAGAGGTTGACGGGTTGAAAGAAAAGATCAGTGAGCGGTTGTCAGATGCTTGTTTATTCGTGCAGATGGATATTGATAAGGCTATTAAGAAACTGGAAAAGGAACTGGCCGAGTTACAGGATATTCCGGATGATCTCGAATAATTTTTTTGAGACCAGTTTTGATTAATATAAAAACAGTTTTATATTCGCTGAAATTATCTAAATGATTACCGGAGGTTATTACATAAAAGCACGATTCATAAAAAGCAGTAATGTGGCAAAGTCTCCCCCGCATGTTAGAGAAACATGGGATTATCTTTTACGGGAAGCAAGTCACACAGAACAAAGGTATCAGGGATTTAAGGTAGAGAGGGGTCAGGTATTCCGTTGTTATCAGGATATTAGAGAGGCGTTAGCGTGGTATGTAGGGTATCGGAAAGTGATGTACAGTGAAGCTAATATCAAAAAGGCAATGGAATTTCTCAGGCATGAGAAAATGATTGAGACGGTGAGATACCCCGGGGGAGTGCTCATTACTGTATTGAACTATGCATACTATCAAGACCCAAAGAATTATGAAAAAGATCAGGGTTACGATAGAACTAATGAAAGTACCACTGAAAGGACTAATGAAAGAACTAACGAAAGAACTAAGGCAGAAATCGGAAAACCC